TCTTACGAAATAAAAGACAATAAACTAAGAATATTTCCAGACGTAACAACAGCACATCCAACTAAGATGTGGGTTGAGTTTACAATTACCTCAGATCCATGGGAGATTACCGACGAATATGTAGATAATGCCACCGGTATTAACAATATGAATACACTTCCTTTTGAGAATGTTCCATTTCAGAATATTAACTCAATTGGTAAACAATGGATACGAAGGTTTGCCCTAGCTTTAACGAAAGAAATGTTGGGACAAGTCCGAGGAAAGTTTAGTACTATCCCAATACCAGGGGAGTCGGTTACGCTAAACCATAGCGAACTACTCTCTCAAGGTAAAGAAGAGCAAGAAAAACTAAGAGAGGAATTGAAGACTGTTTTGGATGAAATGGTATATCACAAACTTGCAGAGCAAGAGGCTGCTATTACTGACAATGTCAACAAGGTGAACGCCACAATCCCTGGCGGAATATACGTGGGGTAATAAAAAATGTCTGACAACAAGTGGTCACAACCAGCAAACCCCCCTCCTCCATTGTTTTTAGGAGAAAAAGAGCGAGATCTTGTAAAGCAAGTCAATGATGAACTTATCGAGCGAGTTATTGGTCAACAAGTTCTTTATTATCCGATAAGCTTAGATCATACAAACTTTCACCCTCTTTATGGTGAGGCAATAGAAAAAACATTTTTACCTCCTGTTAGGGTTTACGCTCTTGTTGACTGGGAAGGGCAAGAAACATCAAATACCAGTGCAGGTATTGACAAGCGCTCTAGTATTACTGTTCATTTCCACAAGAGAAGGTTAACTGAAGATCAAGATTTATTTGTTAGAGAAGGTGATTTTGTTCTTTATGGTTCTTTTTATTATGAAATCGTGACTTTAAATGAAACAAAAGAAATCTTCGGTCAAGTAGATCACAAGATGGAGATATCAGCGAAGTGCATTAGAGCACGTAAGGGACTATTCGATGGTAGCTAAATACGAACAAAAAGAAAAATCATCAAGACAGGTGATTAGGGAAATACCTGCCCAGCCCCCAACTTTAGAGACTATTGATTATGCTATCTATAATTGGCTAAATGAAGAGTTAGATCTTCATACCACTACAAACGAGGGGTTCAAAAAAGTTCCTGTAATTTGGGCAACAGCTGAAAGAGCAGTACAATCTAGAGAGGACTATAAATTACGAGATCAAGATGGCACATTGATACTTCCTAGAATCGTTATTGACAGAACTAATGTTGTAAAAGACCCTGCAAGGAAAGGAGCAGCATGGGGAAATGTGCCAAGGTTATTAGATCCAAAAGGTGGTTCAATAACCATTGCGAGAACAATAAATCAAGAAAAAACTTCTAACTATGCAAATGCAGACTCTAGAAAATTAGCCGGCGGTGTTTCTGGAAACAAACAGGAAAACTTCCCTAAGCGAGATGCATTTGGCAGAATTATACCAAATAAGAAGATTGTTTATCAGACAATTTCAATGCCAATGCCAGTTTATTTGGATATCACTTATTCAATAATGCTTAAAACAGAATATCAGCAGCAAATGAATGATTTAATCATACCATTTATGACACGAACAGATGGTATCAATTATTTCTTAGCAAAACATGAAGGGCATAGTTTTGAGTCTTTTATACAGGGTGATTTAAGTTTGGATAACAATATTGCTTCTATGGAGATGGAATATAGAAAATATGAAACCAAAATCGATATCAAAGTTTTGGGCTATATTGCTGGAGAAGCAAACAATTCAGAACAGCCTAAAATTGTAATTCGTGAAAACGCTGTAGAAGTCAAGATCGGTCGCGAACGAACGATTGTGGGCGATATTCCAGACCACATAGACAAAAGAGGCTTTTATAAACGATGAATATTCTTTTGAGAATCTGTTGTACTATTTAGTAAAGAATAACTTTTTATTCATAAGGAGAGATATCAATGTCAGAAAGAAGATTTAAGTTTGTTTCACCTGGTGTGTTCATTAGAGAGATAGATAATTCACAAATTCCAAAAACTCCAGCCGATGTTGGGCCAGTTATTATTGGTCGAACCCAACGCGGTCCTGGTATGCGACCTATCAAGGTTAGTTCCATGTCAGAATTTGTTGAAATATTTGGAAACCCCATTGCAGGCGGCGACGTTGCCGATGCTTGGAGAACCGGAACTCCTTCTGGACCAACTTACGCTGCATACGCTGCACAAGCTTGGTTAAAGAATAACAATACCGCTACGATCGTTCGGCTTTTGGGAGTAGATCATACCAATGCTGTCGATGCTGGTAAAGCAGGGTGGGAAACTACCACGGCTGATCCCGACACTAGTGCTGCCGCTAACGGTGGTGCGTATGGTATTTTTGTAATTGACTCAGGTTCTTACAACACAAACGTATCGGATAATTTGAACATGGGTGTGTTGGCTGCAATTTTGTATGCCGATACTGGAACTTACTTTACTCTTTCTGGTGCATCTCCCAATACTGCTCATGCAAACAATAACGCTGCTGCTCAGTATATTGAGTCGCGGGGGAATAAAGAGTTCATCCTTAACATTCGTAATGGCAGTGACGTAAACGAAATGATTAAGTTCAACTTTTCGGAAGGTTCGCCTTATTACATTCGTCGGGTTCTCAACACGAATGCCACGAAGACTAATGCTGATGTTACTGCAGCTGCTTCGCTTTCTAAATATTTCCTTGGTGAGACATTTGATGGCATGCTTTCAAGGCACGTGTCGGGCTCTACAGCCGGCTCAACTTATGCCTTCATTGCTGCTTTGCATGACGGCACTCAGTCTGTAAATCATGGTAAACGTCGAACCGGCGCAACTCCAGCTAGAACTGGATTTGTTCTTGCTCAAGACACTAGTACTAATACTGGTAGCTATAATCCCCAAAACATGCAGAAGCTTTTCCGATTTGTCTCTAGGGACTCTGGCGAATATGAAATGAAGAACTTCAAGATCTCAATTCAAGATATCAAGAGATCAACCAATTTGGATGATCCTTATGGAACCTTCACGGTTGTTCTTCGCCATGCAAGGGATAATGATAACAGACCACAAATCATTGAAAGATTCAGCGGCTGTAACCTTAATCCAAATTCGGTAAACTACGTTGCCAGAAAGATTGGTGATATGTTTGTCGAGTTCAATGATACTGACAGAATACTTCGACACAAAGGAACTTATCCTAACAACTCGAAGTATATTCGTATCGACATGAACCAAGCTGTTGACGTTGGTAGCACTGAGCCTGAACTTCTTCCGTTTGGTTTTGAAGGCCCGCCTCGTTATGTCCGTTTCGCGGTCAGTGGTGGTATCGGATCTCCCAATGTTTTCCAAATGAACACAGATGGTACCTCTGGGTCGCTTAACTCTAGCGACAGCGGTTTCAATCCAGTTCTCGCTGCTAGTGGTAGTATTCCAGAGATTGGTTTGGACATGCAACTTACCAGTGGTTCTGTTAATCGAGTCGTTGACGCACTTATTAGTGGAGAGCACTTCAGTGAGCACTTGGCATATGGTGGGACTGGGTTCCTCCATACTTTCTTGATGCCGGCACCACTGCTTCGTGTATCAGCTTCTGATGGTAGCCCTTCTAGCAAAGAAAATACCTACTTTGGTATCACAACCAGCAAAGAGGGTTCGACGGCATTTGACCCAAGTTATGTGGACACTATACGTCAGTTAGCTTCAGGGTATATCTCTGATGGAGATGCAACAGATGCTCAGTCGATTGAGACTGCTTACTACTTCTCTTTGGATGACTTGCGAGAGGATGCTACTACTAGTGAGGTATATTACTCGTCCGGTTCTAGGAAGGGTGGTACCTCCTATAGAGGTGAGGATACCATTGCGAAGATTCTGGAGACTGGACAGTACGACCGGTTTACTTTACCTCTTCATGGTGGTTCTGACGGTTTTGATATCACGGAGAAAGAGCCTTTCCGTAACACTGGCTTGGATAGTGTGACATCTACTCCAAAAGAACTTTACAGCTATGTTTATAACAGCGTTAAGAGAGCTATTGACACCGTTGCGGATCCTGAGTTTGTTGAGATGAACCTCTTGACAATTCCTGGTATTCGAGATGATGGTCTGACGCAACACGCACTTGATGTTTGTGAGGATCGTGGTGACGCTCTTGCCATTATCGACCTTAAGGGAGATTATGTGGCAGCAGAGGAAAACACTAGCGCTCACACCAGTCGCGTCGGTGATGTTGACACAACTATCAATAACCTTCGCGATAGAGCACTCAACACCAGTTATGGTTGTGCTTTCTATCCTTGGGTTCAGATTCGAGACCCCGAAGCTGGAAACTTTGTTTGGGTTCCGCCTTCGGTCGCAGCACTCGGTACTTTTGCTTCTTCCGAGCGAAGAAGTGAACTTTGGTTCGCACCTGCAGGCTTCAACCGAGGTGGTCTGACCAACGGAGCAGCTGGTATCCCAGTTGTTGGTATTACCGAAAGATTGACCTCGAAAGATCGAGACAAGCTTTATGATGCCAATGTTAACCCGATTGCGACTTTCCCGAATGAGGGTATCGTAATCTTCGGTCAGAAGACCTTGCAGGTCACTCCTTCTGCACTAGACAGAATTAACGTTCGAAGAATGATGATTTTTGTCAAGAAGCAGATTTCAAGGTTTGCTGCAAGCATCCTTTTCGACCAAAACGTTCAGTCGACTTGGAACCGCTTCTTAGGTAAGGTTGAGCCTTTCCTTAGAAGTGTCAAGACGAGATTTGGTTTGACAGACTTCAGAGTTATTCTGGACGAGACGACCACAACTCCCGACTTGATTGACAGAAACATCCTGTACGCTAAGATTTTCTTGAAGCCTGCGCGAGCGATTGAGTTCATCGCACTTGACTTCAGTATCTCAAGTACCGGTGCTTCTTTTGATGATTGATGAGGGAAATTTATAGTCGCGACTATTTATAGTACGGAGGAAATTTTATAATGGCAACTTTCTGGAATTTAGCAGAATCGCAACCGAAAAGACAGTATCGATGGGTGATGAACATTGGTGGTATCCCTCAGTGGCTTATCAAAAAGGTTAACAAGCCTGGGTTTAGTGTCTCGGAAGGGGTTCACAGATATATTAATCACACTTTCTACTACCCTGGTAGAGTCGAGTACGAAAAGACTTCGGTCACATTGGTGGAT